GTTGGTTAAAGTTTTGCGCCTGGGCCTCGTTGATAAAGCCGGCGTCCTGCAGGTTTTGCACATATTGCTGGGCCTCGGACGAATTGGCGAACTGGCCCGACTGCAACTGTTGCGTGAAGAGCTGCTGCTGCAGCTGATTGCCGGCGGCAACCGCGCCTTCCTGTGCCGACTGATAGGCTTGCTGCTTCTGGTTGTTGAAATCCAGCATCGCGCGGCTGTAGGCATCCGATCCCTCCTCGATGCCCTGGTCGGCAAGGCGCTGGCGTAAGCTCTCTTCCTGTTGATTGAATTGCGGGTCGAGATACTGGGTTTGCGCCTGGTAGGCGGCGTCCTGCGTCTGTTTGATCTGCGACCCGAAATCCTCGGGCGGCAGGTTCATCTGGATCGGCCCGGCCGGCGCGACACTAGTCGCGATCCCTTGGCCGGCGCCCGACACCGAGGTCTGGGTTTGCGGGATCGGCTGGCCGCCGGCGCCAGTCGTGACGTCGGTCTGAAACGAGCTCGGGGTCAGCGATACCGGCGAGGGCACCCCCGAGAGGTCGAGCGTCGGACTAATCGTCGGCGACACCAGGTTGAGGCCGGCGGTCAAGAAATTCGACCCGAGCCCCTGGAGGTTGGCGCCAAAATTGGCGACGGTCGGCCCGGCGCTCGCGAGATATTGCGCGAGATTGCCCTGGGCACCCATCAGCGCCTGCCCCCACGGCGCCAGCGACTGGGCGAGGCTATAGGTGGTCTGCCCCGTCGTCGGGTCGACGCTCGGCGTGTAGGCGCTCGACCCGTAGGGCGAATAGGTATTGATGTTGTTGAGGGCCGCCTGGGTCTGCGCGGTCGAGACGTTCGACTGCGTCTGCGCCGCCGCCAGCTGTATCGGATTGACCGGTTGCTGAGCCTGGCTAGCCCCCTTGCCGCCTTTCGACATGCCGGGTTTCCCCCAACCACCGGCACTCCTCGGGCGTCATGCCGTAGATCACGGCGTCTCCGCTCGGGAGCGCCTGTCTGCACAGGCCTTCTTCACGAAAGCCGAGGCGGCAGAGGAATGCCCGGACGGGCTGGTTCGTGGCCTCGGTCAGAGCGCCCAGCCGGCGGCAGCCGAGCTGCCGGAACGGGTAGGCGAAGATCGCCGCGAGGTTGCGGCGTGAACACCAGCCGGGATCGGTCGAGGCGATCGAGGCCTCGATCGATGGCCAGACAAGGTTGTTGTAGACGATGCCGGTGATCAGCTCGTCACCTCGAGCGACGCCGATCGCCTGGCACGGCCCCCAATCGTGGACGCGCTCGAGCCGCTGCCGCACCCACTCGGCGACGGCGACGTCATGTCCGACAATGATGCGGGTGGCTTCGGAACGCATTTTCCGCCCCGTTGAGCGCACACGGCGGCAATCGATTTTGAGGGGAAAGGACGTCGGCCGTCTGGTAGCCGCCGGCGCTTTCGCGCGTCAGCGGGGTTTAAAATCGAGCACAGTTGGATCGACGACACGGACCGGGGCCTCGCTGGGGGCACGTCGTGTTTCTGTGCAGGCTGGCTTTGTGCAGGCGCGTTTTGTGCAGGCGCGTTTTGTGCAGGCTGGCCTCGGCGCCGCTCGTAACGGCATTGCAATAACCGAGTGGTCCGAGTTCCTTGCAAAAAAGTCGCGGTTTTACCTAGCGAGATAGGCCGCCCCCAGCGAGCTGTTGCGCAAATGTCTCAGCGTCCGCTCATCTGGATCGTTGTCCCCACAAGCGCGTCCGTTGAGCTAGAAACCGTTTGCCGTCGCGATAGTGGATAGGGAAAATCAGTTAACGCTGGCGGTACGACCATCGCCACGCGCACTTTGCGGCCGGAGGTAAGGGATGAAAAGTCGCTATTTGCTCGGCGCTGGCGCAGCGCTTGCCGTGGCGCTGGGGTGCGCTGAGGCCAATGCGCAATTCGCCTGGATAGGGGGCCCCTACCCGGTGACCTATTATATCGGCCCGGAGGGCGGGTGGACCGGCCTGCCGAACCAGAGGGTTACGAACGCGACATCCGTCCCCTTCAGGGTCGACACCGTCGGTGGCGTCTCCAATGGTCCGTTTTTCAACAGCTTTGGGACCGGAAGCGCGAGATACAACGCCGGTTACAATGTCGGTGCCCGCGGCGGTCTGCAGTACGGCCCGTGGCGTCTCGAAGAAGAGTACAGCTACCGGAAGAACGACCTGTCTCAGTTCACCTCTTTCTATAACACTATTGGCGTGGGGAATACCGCGTTTTCGGGTATCCGCCACACCAACTCGCTTCTGACCAACGTCATCTACGACTTTGGCGGTTGGGGCTGGAACTGGGGCTGGGCTGCTACCCCGCATATCGGGTTTGGCATCGGCGCGGTGGACAACGTAGACAGTATCAGCCTTAAAGGGTTTACGATTCCGGCTTCGGCTTCACCGACGGGGGCGCTGTTCTTCAAAACCCCTGGTACAGGCGCCGGGTGCCCGCCGGTCTGTCCGGCGCAGCTCCCGGCGACGATCGGCGGCACCTTCTTGCGGGGCAGTAGTTGGAATTTCGGTTATCAGGCGATCGCCGGCGTCCGGTTCGACATCAACCCATGGCTGGCCTTCGACATCGATTACCGCTACTTGGCCAGCACAGAACCGACCTTCACCAACAAAGGGGTGTTCCCGCTCCCGAGTAACCCCGGTCTTCTCGCGCCCGGCACGGTGAAATACAAATCGGGCTACAACACCAACAATATCGTGGCGAGCTTGACGATGAAGTTTGGCGCTCCGCCGCCGCCGGCCCCGCCGCCGCCGGCCCCGCCGGCTCCGCCGCCACCGCCAACCCACCAGGTCTTCCTCGTGTTCTTCGACTGGGATAAGTACAACATCACGCCGGAAGGCCAACGGATCATCGCGCTCGCAGCCGATCACTACAAGGCGGGAGGCCGTGTGCAGCTCACGGTTACCGGCTTCACCGACACCACGGGTTCGGCCAGCTACAACCAGCGGCTGTCCGAGCGGCGCGCCAACGCGGTCGCTGCCGCGCTTGAGCATCTCGGCGTACCTCGCAGCGACATGGTGGTCAGCGGTCGCGGCATGAACGACCTGCGAGTGCCGACGCCGCCAGGCGTACGCGAGCCGCAAAATCGCCGCGTCGAGATCGTGTTCCCATAACCGCGCGACATCCGGGTGAGCGATCGATGACTTTGCCGGGGGCCTCTGACGACCCCCGGCTAACCGCCGCGGCCCCCCGGCGGTTTTGGTTTGCAGTTTCATTCTTCCGTCCCCCTCTGCTGCGGACTCTACCTCCTCTTGGCTGATTTTTCGGGGGGCGCGTCAGCGCGTTCAGTGCGACGGAGCCCAGGGCTTATGACACCGCAAAATTCGGGTCGCCTTTAGGTCCAGGCTGTGTGAGTGCGGCCGTCGACCACAAGCGTCGCGTCGCGGTGCACTCGACATGCCGTGCCGCCCCATCACATTGTCCCAGGCCCAATCCCGCGGCTCGTCGGGCATCGCTTACAGCGCGCTGCCGGGCTCGACGCGGAAATCGGTGCGAATCCACGTCATCGGGTGCTGCGCTTGCACCGTGATCGCAAACGAGATCGAGGTGCCGTCGCCGGCGGCGATCTGCCACTGCGCTTCGACCACCGTCTCGCTCGACCACGGCGAAGTATCCCAGGGGCTTACATCCCAGGGGCTCTCGCTGAATTCCTGCTGGCCCACCGGCACAAATACTTCCGGGTCCTGGTAGTCGAAGCCGACCGCGAAATCGTAAGTGATGTCGCCCGGGCTCTGGACGATTGGCCGCACCGCCGCCAGTCGCTTGGTGAGTGGCGTGCCAAATATGTTCCATGCCTGCTGCGCCATCGCGACGATCGGCCTTGGCTGGCCGATAACCCACGGCTTCGAATTCCACTGGATCGTGTTCCACGGCTGCTGAATGCGCAGCACGGTGTCGAAATCGGCCGCATCGGCCTGGCAGATCTGGCCGTTCGGCGCGCCGAACATCAGCTGGTCACCCCACACTACCCAGCAGATCGACGGCAGTCCGGTCCACCGGCTCCAGGCGTCGAGCGGCGGGTTGTAGACATGCTGCTCGAAAGCGCCCGACGGCAACGGGATATTGAAAATCAGCCGGCGTCCGGCCGGGTAATAGCAGGCCTGCCAGCCCGGCAGCGTGCGGCCCGCCAGGGCGGCCGTCTTCTGCGCCCCCGAGGCCTTCGAGCGCGGTGGCATCTGCCCCAGTTTCAGCGCAATCATCAGCTGTGACATCTTGAGATGGTCGGTCATCGTCGACGCGTAGATGTCGCCGCCATAGCGCGCCGCGGCGCGCACCCCCATCGGCGGCGAGATGTCGTAGATGCCGACCAGGGACCAGTTGTTGGGGTCCGACGGGTCGGTGCCCTGATAGGTCAGCATTGCCCCGGTATCGAGAATAAATACCGCGTAGGAGTAGATCCCGGTGCCGCCGTCATAGGTGAGGACCTGAACCGCGATCAGCGCCCCGCCGTTTGGCACCAGCATCGAAAAGTCGAAATAGGCGAGCGTGCCAGTGATAGCGAGCAGATTGCCGTACCAAAACCCGCAATTCTCACTGTCCCAGAAATAGAGGCGGTTGTGGATCGCCTCAACGCCGATCAGCGTCGTCGGATCGAGGCTTGGGCCGCCGCTTTCGGCGGTGAAGCCGGCCGCCGTCATCGTCGTGCCGTCATACACCTGCGGTGGGTCGCGGCCGTTGACAAAAAAGAGGCGCCCGTTGAACAGCGTCGTTTGCCACCAGTCGGACGCGAACCCTGAGGCCAGCGCCGGCGGCGGTTTGACCTGGCCGCCGCTGCTGGCGTCGTAAAGCGCGCCGGCCGAGGCGGCGATCAGCTTGGCGGTGCTGCCCGGCGCCTTCCACACCGCGAGCGTGCGCACGTCGGCGCCGGTGCCGAGGTTGAGCCAGACGGCGACCCCCGGTCGCACCAGGACGCCGGCAAAATCGGGGTACCAGTTTTCTAAGACGACCGCGTCCTGCGGCTGCATCGTCTCGAACGAGTCGCGCGTGTTCCAGCCACCGATAGGCGGTGGTAGCGACTGCGGCACCGAGAACGGCTGACGGCCGCGGACGCCAGACCCATTGGCCAGCAATTGCCGCAGCGCGGCGCCGTTAATCGCCATCGCTCAACCTCACGGCGGCACCGGGCCGAACCCGGTGTCGGGCACATTGTAGGGACCGATAAACACGGTCCTCGAGCTCGGCACGAGGCTCAGCACCGCGGTGCCGGCATCGCGCGCGATCGCCTGGTCGAGCTGGCGCTGGTACTCGTCCTTTTCCTCGTCATAGGCGAGCCCCAAGCGACGCAGGATGCGCCAGCGGGTGCCGAGCTCGATCAGATATTCGCCATAGACCGCGGTGTCGGTGTCGGCGCTCCAGTCCGACTTCATCGTGCCGTCGGCACCCTTGCACCAATTCTGCGAGACGTACTCGAACACGAAGGTCGTCGTCGTGTCGGTCGCGCCGAGCTGCGGGTCGACCGAGAACATCAGCGCGCTGCCGGCGCCTTGCCCCGACGGAATGCGGATCCGCCACCGCCGCTCGATCGTCGCGCGGCCGTAGATGCTCGATCGATACACTTGCCACTGCTGCGGGCTCATCGCGCCGCGCAGCGCCCAGTAGCGGGTTCGCTCCCACAACGTGTCGTCGATCATGCGGTCGAAATCGGGCGGCAGCGGGAAATCCGAGGTGCCGTTGGCGGTGAACACATGTTCGATCGTCAGCGCGCTCCATGGCGCCGCATTGAACAGGCTTTTGGCCGCGCGCTTGGCCTGCAGC